ATATACGGGCTACTCGAAAGTGACCTACGGCATTCTCTCGGAGTTGGCGAAGCATTCGTGGCTGGATCTGACCCATTTCGCCTTCCAGAAACAGACCGAAGTCCAGGAGGGTTTCCGCCCGTATCCTCCGAACGTCGATGTGATTGACGCCGCCGCCCTAGAGAAGCCTTTACAGCAGGGGTTCGGCATTCAGGCGCTCCCCGACGTCATCCGCAGAAAGCGCCCGAACGTAGTGATGATCTACAATGATCTCAGCGTGGTCACCCGATTCCTGGAGGAGATTCGTAAGTCCGGCATCACGCGGAACTTCCAGATCTGGGTCTACTGCGACCAGGTCTACACGATGCAGCCGCAGATGCTGCTCGACGTCCTCAATCGCGACGCGGATCGCATCTTCGCGTTCACGCCCTACTGGAAACAGGTGCTGAAGGATCAGGGTATCACGCGCCCGGTCGACGTTTTCTTACACGGATTCCAGCCGAACGTCCATTTTCCCATGCCGAAGGAACTCGCCCGGAAAAAGCTGCAGCTCCCGAACGACATCTTTCTCTTTCTCAATCTGAATCGCAATCAGCCGCGTAAACGCTACGACATTCTGATTATGGCCTTCGTGGAACTCCTTGTGAAGTACCCTACCAAGCCCCTCTACCTCTTGGCGGTCTGCGATAAGGGCGACAAGGGCGGTTGGTGGCTATTCGAGCTGTTCCAGAGGGAGCTTCGGATGCGCGAGGTGTCGCTGGACCTCTACGGGAATCGTCTGATTATTACGACGCAGAACATGGCCTTCAAGGATGAGGATATCAACCTCTTTTATAATGCGGCGGACGTGGGGATCACTACGGCGGACGGAGAGGGATTCGGGCTGTGCCAATTCGAGCACATGGGGGTCGGTGTTCCGCAGGTTGTCCCCGACATCGGCGGATTCAAGGAATTCTGTAACGCCTCGAACTCCTCTTTGGTGAAACCGACTGTCCGGTACTATATTCCGAATGGGTTTAGTCCCGTGAGTGGCGAGGCCCACGCATGCCAGCCCCACGACGTCTGCCTGGCGATGGAGGAGTACGTGCTGAATACGGATAAGCGTGTGGAGCACGGGAAACAGGCGCGGGCAAAAGTGCTCTCATATACGTGGAAGAACTCGTGTGAGCCCCTTCTGAAACGTTTACAGACTGTCTTGGATGACGAGGATTCCTAGACAACAAATAGGGGAGATGTATTCCAAAAGAGTACATCGTTTAGTAAAAATAATCGGATTTCTTTTTTGCACGATTGGACTTTTATTCATTAGTGCGAAGATACTTGCAATGAATGAGGGATTTCAAGGGGGGGAAACATGCACGAAGATTGATAACTACAGAGGGAAAGACACTTGGTTATGTGATACAGATATGGATGCCAAAAACAAAATCAGAAGCCTCCTAGATAATAACATAGCAACGAACTTAGTTTGTTATACTACCGGTATCGACGTTCCCTATTATACCTGTTTCACAAGTCCTCCGGAGAAATCATATATCGAATCAGAGGGAATATTTATTACTGGCGATCCTTCCGATGATACTATGCCAGATTATATGGATATCAACGTATCGATGATGTGTAGTGATTATAATAAGGCATTTGCGAACTTTTCCACAATATATGTATCGACTGCATCGATGAAGGGGGTTGTATCATCTTCTATGGGGGAGATCACATCTGCTGTGAACCAACTTTCGAATATTTCATCGCTGTATTGTCAATCACGGGGAACCTACCCGATTGGTCTTCAAAGGGCATGCACAACGCTTACAATTGGTCGCGAGAGTATTAGTCAGATACCGAATGTTCCTAAAGGGCTCGCACATATGAGTACAACTCTATTTAACTCTCTCTCGAATATGGATAATCTGTATGCGAACTCTTTCCGGCCCGCCTATTCGGGTTTAAATGCATGCATTAATATTACATAGCTGTAGAATGAATTGGAAAAAGTTATGTATGGACTACTTGCCGATTATTGGTGTAGCCGCACTCATTGTGATTATTATCGTTGTATTGAAATACCGTCCCGACGGCTTTCAGACACAGAACCAAATAAGCGAGGATGGCGTAGACGAGGAGATGTGTAGTACATTAAGGGGCTTAGATACATCATTGCAGAAGAAACTGGGAAATATCGATCCAAATAATAAAACGTTGGCTGGTATTATTCAGAATGCTTTGGATGCAGTGAAAGTACAATTAACTAACCAGGGATGTCGAGGATAACGGCACATGCCATTAAACACATACAAGTTACTCACGATGTGATTAACTTATATGTTTGATGATAATGCGCACGAATAGTCGTGTATAATGTATCAATATTGTATAGAGGTCCATATGAAGCCAATAGGGAAAATAGTTATATTTATAGGACTGTTATTTCTTATAGGGGGTGTATGCCTTTATACATATAACTCCTATGAGGGATTTCAGTCGACGGGTTCCGCCGATTTTTGTACCCCAAATCAGAATAAGTGTGCGAAACAGTGTTTAAACAAGGGATTCGAACCTGACGGGATTCGGCCAGAAAACACCGACGAGCAACTTATGTATGATATATATGAAATAAAGAATTTAGAGAAAATCATATCAACAAATGAGCTTACGAATATGAACGTCGATAAGTATGATATGGCATCCGAACTATCAGAATTTGACACGGGTGCACCGATTCCGTGGGATTATAATAACCGGACGAAAGATCCTGGAGAAATATTATGGGGCACAGTTCATACGGACGTATCGAAAATGATTTTCGATAAGGCGTATACACGAGCCATATTTGGAAGTGCGAATCCTGCGCAGTACATTGAAAATAATAACGATACAGGACAAAATGCATATCGGTCGAACGTATTTGCAACCACGGTGTATACACCAGAGGCGGCCGCAGCAATACAAGTTGCAGAGGGGTTTCAGGATCAATTGACGTCAATGATAATGGAGGACGTGACAGAACGTATACTTAACATATTGGATCCGAAAAGGAAACGGGATTTGGCAATACGTCAAGCTCTGAAAAACAGTATGCCGACATTTCCGTTTACAAACATACCAAGGGGGGGGCCGACATTGACATACCCACAAGCTGCGGCACAGTATGATGCGGCCGAGGCAGCACGTGTTGCTGCGGAAAACGAAAAAGTGGCATCTCAGATGGGGAGATCCGTCACTGACCCTGCCGTTAAAAATGTAGGTGAGACGAAAGCAGGGGCACTTTCGCGGTTAAACGCAATGCGTGAAAGATATAATGCGTATGCACGGCGGGCGAGAGATGCTGTTAGAAATGCGAGTAAATATGCCCTAAGGGGTGTAGGGACCATTTTAAGGCCGGCTATGATGGCATTGCGTTATGTAGGGAAACAGCTCATTATGAAAGCTGTCCGAAAATTTATAGGTACCTTTATAAAAAAGGCAGTACAATTTATCGCGAAAATTATTGCTGCAGAGGTGAGCGTTGGTGTAGTATGTTCGACTCTTATAACAGCTTTGACAGCTGCGGTAAATGCGGCGACGGCGGCGGCTGCAGCGACACTGGGCGCAGCCTCTCCCGCCGCGGTGGCGGCTGCAGCAAAACTCACAACGACTACGATGGCATGTGCGTTTATAGAAATTGTTTTTAGTGTTATAATGGTCTCTCTTATAACGTGGGTGCCTGCTCTACTAAATACATTGGTCGACAGTACATACTCACAGTGCCCGTCGGATTGTCCGTGGAACTTAGAGAGAGCGTTTCTGGAATCGCCAGGTGGTGAAGTAGGGTGGCAGATATTTTCATCTGTACCTGTTATCGGTGATTTCAGCTATGTTTTTGGACCCTATTTTTGTTGGGGAACACCTGGGGGAGTTATTACATCGAAGCTCAAAGAGAATATAAAAACACCCTATTATTATCATGATCCGACACTTTCTATTTACACGGCGAACAAGCCCTATGCGAAGGTACCTGATCCGAATAATCCCACAAGTAGTACATTGGTTGCCTCAGGAATTAGTGAGAACTTGCCCGAATACATCGATCATTATTTATACAAGGACTATAATGGACAGTATCCGTTCTTAGTGGATTTCTCGCATAAGATCATCTTGGATAAGATGGCGCAGTATTATTATGATATGTCTCGTAAAAAAATGTATATTAATCCGGATGGCACGGGTACATTCGAATATATATCGAAAATATACGGGGTGATTTCATCGACGGAATTATCGTGCGATATTCAGTGTGAACTCACCGAGGTCACAATTGATCTCATGAGGGGGACGAAACTGTGTGAAAAAATCGTGGACGTCCCTCCTGATGCCCCGTGTTGGTATCATGACCGGCGATTCTATTTTTATGTTGATATCACGAAAGGAGTCCGTTTAGATACGGAGGACAATGCAAAGTGTGCAGCGTACATGAAACATTTACAGACATCCACACCTACACGCAAATATCCGACGTGCTCCTCTGTTCCTCAGCCTCTGAATCCGGCCGAATGTCAGTCCATGACATCTATAAATAGTATTTATGATCTAAATAATAAGGTTGTTGGGCAAAATATTATAAATATGACAACGATGTGTAATAAACGACTACTCATGGATACGAGTGTGTCGGGACTTGGGCCGCGCAGCAGTTGGAGCAAGACACTTCGTATGAAGGATAATATGGATAAGTATTTCGTTTCGGGCTGTACGAATATAAATGATACTGCATCGGAGGCGATGGATTCTAAGAATTTCAACTCAGAGGGGATCCAAGTAGGGGATACAATTGTGGCTGTAGGTCCTATAGGTGGAAAGTGGAATCCTCCTACACCGGACATAAGAGAGTGTCCTCCAGGAGCTGGTAGCAGTGGAAGCAACGGTGTATGTATAAGCTCCACTAGACCGACACAAATTCCACTGGATACGTCGTGTGAAACAGTGAAAAATAAGGTAACCCGCTTCGGCACACAAACACGCGCGGATAATACTAGACGTACAACCGTTGAGGGACCAAATGAGATAAAACTTATTAGATCACCGAATACGGCGGATTGGACTATTACTATAAAGTCGAATCAAGAGGGTTCTGCGGAGGTGTTGCCGAACTTAAAGAATGAGGTGGCCAAGTCGTACTATATTACCTGGATGGATTGCCCCCCAGGAGACTTAAAGTGTCGCGAACAAAAACCGGGGTTTTGGGGAAATTTGGCAATGCAGTCTGCATTGGGTTACCTAGGTTCCACCGTGACATCCTTTGGTGGTTTAATCCCTGCAGGTGCGGTCCTGGTTGCAGGGATTTCTTATTTAGGAATAGACCAACTTATAACGTGTGCGATCACAGAGGCGGCCAAACAAGAGGGGACCTTTGTGATAAACGGCCTTTTAGTCACATCGCATTCCGGCTTTTATTTAATTCATCATGGGCCTACGATGCAATTCTCGCCTGGATATGTACCGGAAATAAAGCCTACCATACCTCCACTTTCATTATATAACTGCGCAAATCGCTACACAATTCGGAAATATGTTTCGGTGTTTCGCTCAACGTATGCATCGAATAGACAGATTCAGAAAATACACAGAATTACTCCTAGACGAGTCACTGTAGGCGAAAAAATACCGCTCGGACACGCTTTAAATAATGAATTATCGTGCGTATTTACAACGGAATATCTCGATGTTAGTTCGGGTGTAAGTATTACAAAGGATTATAAATTTTTAATGAATAAAAATGATACGGACTATACGAATCTGATTACATATCAGCCCGGTAATAATGTATATGATAGCGGTATACCTGCTGCGGAACCATTTACGCTGCATGTGGACGAGCCGCCAATACCTACATTGGTTACGACAGATATTCGGCCGAGTAGGTGTAATCGGTCCGTAGATTGCAATGATCCGGAAGTACAGGCGCGTCTTTTCCGTCAATTTGAGGCGAATCATTTGGGGATTCTTATAGATAATGGGCCTGTATCGGCATCTGGCTCTGGACCAAGAACGCTGAAAACACTGGGTACATTCGGCCAAGTAAGCAATCCAAGAAATACGTGGACGCCATTGACAGAAAACGACGAAAAACAGTGTGTTTACAATCTAATTTTCACGGAGTATACAGATATCAATGCGGATCCTTTGCCGCCACCAACGTATAAACAAAGACGGGTTACCATGGATCTAAAGGATGTTCTAAATCCCGATAATACTACGAAATGCCTCTTTGATCTTACGACGGATGATTATCCCTATTATGTTTGGTACACGAAAATTCCAGAGAATGAATTGACAATTCCAGTCGCAGCCGTAGAAGTGAATAAGAACTTCCAACCGAATTCTCCCAATTGCCCCGCTATATCCGACTGTTCCGGGACAGCTCTCATAGCAAACTTAGTAACACAATTCAACAAAAAATACAGGGATCGTAAAATAAACACCGTGTTCCGTAGTTTCACACCGATTACAAAGGCCCCACCCATCCCTGTATGTGACTATGATGTGGAAATGTTCCGAACAGATGGTTCCGTTTCCATTGTAAATAAAGAAACTGTCCGAATGTATTTGAAACCTACAGCCGACCTGGCTACATATCCGGATAACTGTATGTATGATTTGGAAAAGGACGATTCCAACCTAGCCGATAGTGGTCTAAGTCTAAACAGTTCCTCTACGATCGGGTTCCTTACAGACAGTTATAACTGGTCTTCCGATTTTACGAATACTGTGCGGCGCACATTGAATAGTTACGTTCTGCCCGTTCTAGGATTGAATAGTGTAGAAACAGTGAAAGCGGCGAGTAAAAGTATGAAGAAGACTACAACTACGATATATGATGACAGTGTTCTAGTTCAAAAATTGCAAGCTTGTCCCACGCTTGCGTGTAGCGATCCTTTTATGCTACAAAAAATCGTAAATAGATTTAACTTCGTAAATTCTCCCGTATATCCTACTAACCAATATAAATCACTACAAAAGAGTATAACGTCCTTTCGTAGAGCGGGTATTGCATCTCCTACACGCTGTCACGTGGAATTTATTGGAAATGAAACAACGTATGACGACTTTTTAATGACTGCAAGGAATGAGAATATAAGGACAAGTCTGCTACAATATCAATTTGACATTGTAAATGGAGGGGCGAACTGTGTATTTACAATTAAGCCTTTCACACAAGATGATATCATAAATGGAAAACTGACAATTTCGAATGATCCCTATGGTATTCAGTCGGATTCAACCATTGTTGATCCCAGCTTGAATGGAAAATCGATCATAAATCCGGCATCAGGATCACCGGTATCAGGATCGTCGACATCCGGTTCATTTACGTATACGACCCCGAGGGTAGATTGCATGAATTCCACCGTGCTTGCAAAAATACGGCAGATTTTCGAATCCATAGATGTTTCGTACCCAACCGTGGTGCCCAAACAGGCGAAGTATAATAAGATGGTGTCCGTTCTTGAATGGTTCAACCCCGTTCCGAATGTCTGCGAATACAAGATGAATATTCAACATCAGTATTACGATACAGATTACGGATATTATTATACGGTTCCCGCTACAACCTCATTTTCAACTGCTGACATACCAACTTATATCGTTGCTACATGGACTCCGGATACAGACTATGATATAGAAACAGGGATTTTGATAAATAATATGCCAACCGTGAAGGAATTTTTCCTCCCGAAATTTGATACGCGAAGCGACGGGAAGATATACGAGTCAACGGATCCTACTGC